CATTCCGCTTTTGTCCACCTTAGGTCTTCCGGCCTTTGGTTTATCATCAGCTTCTTCTTTTTTTCTGAAATCTGAATCAGGATCAACTTCGCCAATTACATCATCTATAGATGCGGTTTCTTTTTCTTCGCCTTCGTCTTCATCGTCGGCCTTGTCAACAAAACTGAGGTCTACTTTAGGCGAGCTAAACATGCTCGGCTTTTTCTCCTCTTCTGGAAGCATAACGTTTTCTGCTCCCGGGGTTCCTAGAATCTCGTCTAGGTTCATCTCTACTTGTTCAATAGAGGTAGTTTCTGCATTCTGTGTAGACATATGGTTGGTTTTTTAATTCTCTACAATATTAATATACGCAAATCTATGGTTTAAACTTTAAAAATTAAGTAGTTAGAAAAAATATAGCTGATTTTATAGCAAAAGCTTACTTTTTCTTATTCTTATCATTCGACTTTTTGTCAAATTTGTTTTTATTTTCTCTAGCTATGTCCAGTTGTGTTTGCGCAATCTTTAGCTGCGTATTAATTTTTTCTTGTTCGATCCCCATCTTATCGCGATGCTCTGTCATCCTAGAGACTTCTTTTTCTCTTTGAAGATTAATGTTTTCGTTCTGAGCTTCAGTACGATTGATTTCTTTAAGAGCATCTTGATAATCACTTTGCTGGTTTTGATTAATATCTACAGCAGCGCCAAAGCCGGCAGATTTAATCTTGGCCTCATAGATTCTATTCTGTCTATCTTTCTCATTTTCAGCAGCTTCAAACTCCATTTTCATTTTTGCCTCTTCTTGCTTAGCCTGAATCATTTGTTCTTGCATCTGTTGTTGTTGCTGCATCTCCTCTTGACGCTGTTGCTGAGCTTTCGCTTCAGTCTTCTTAAGTATTTGAGTAACGTCAGGAATCGAATCAGCCATAAGTATGTTACCCAGATCATAAATGGAAGCACCAGAAGTGTTATTAGAAACAGCCATTTGTTTAAGCTGCTCCAAAACGGAACGATGATTAGCTTTAGTAGTACAAAAAATATTAAGGTCTCTAAGAAGAAGGTCAGTGCCATTAATCTCGAAATTCTTTCTTTCATCTGCTGAAGTAATATATTGTAGGCGTACTGATGGTTTAGTGGAGTTATAGTACTGCGCTAAGTCTGTACGCATAGCATGTACGCGAGGCATTAAATAATCACAGTGTTGTATAAAGTAAGTTTCAGTTTGAGCATAAGATGCATTCAAAGACTGTTCAATCCCCGTAGCAGTTTGCTGACCAATTTGCTGACCAAGTCGTTGTGGAGTAATACCAATTACTTCGAAAGCCTGTGTTTTAAAATACTGAGCTAATTGAATACGAGACATCAAACGATTAGTCTGTTCTAGATCTAATTTCTGGTAGTGCTGGAACGCTAAAGGATTCTCTGTATTAGAAATAGTAGTATCTAATGGGAGCATCTGGAAGTTCTTCATAGCCACATATGCTTTGGCTAAGTTGTTCTTTCCCCAGTCTTCTCCTAAAGAATGTCTTGGTAAAGCATTCTGATCCAGTAAGATAACAGTTCCTAATTCATCTACAAGGATGTCAGCAATCTGATTATTTACAATGTTATATCCAATCTGGAAAGGCTTCATTAAGTCTACTAGAGATGTAGATCTTGTATTACGGTCTGAGAATACAGAACCTTCTACAGGAAGCTTACATCCGTATAGGCTGTCATCACCTTTAAACTGGAATTTTATTGGCGCAATATTATTCTGGTTAATACCTAAGTAAATAGGATTAATACCACCTGGGTTATTAGTTCCCCAATAAGTTGGATGGTTAGGTCCAATCTTTACTCCTCCCCATACTTCGTTAATCCAGATCCAATCTATATGTTCTCCGAATAACAAGTTATCCTTCGTCTTATTTTTAAAGAGATCCGTATTATAAAGAGGTTTATCCGTAATCTTATATGATTCATCTATAAGATCCGTAGTAACAGATCCCATATCATCGATCTTAGTTAAATGCCCTACTTTACGTTGTGACTTCCAGTAAACTGTAGTTACACGTAGTAAGTTGGTCATACCCATATCGAACCAGTCTTCGCTATCTGAAAGAATCCAGTTAACAATATCTCCCCCGCGTAGAGTATTATCCCACATTGAAGTATATTGACGGTATCCTAAAGAAGGCATATTGGTATTCCAGTCATGAGACTTAGTACCGTCATAATAGGTACCATCGTTTTGATAACCTTGAATAGGGTAACCAGCAGAGCGTACAGGATAGATTTGCTCTAGAGTATTCATCTGCTCCTCTGTCATCAACCATCCGTAACGGTCAATAACATCTGCTACGGTCATCATATCATATTTACCAACCCATTGACCCTGAGATATATAACGTGCATCAGGAGATTTATGGTAGAATGTAAGTACTGGATTCCATAACTCTAGATCATAGTCATCCTCCATCATACGGAAATGCCAGAACTCGCGGTCTGTAATCAACATATCGCGGAAACCTCTTTCCTCTAACTCGTCTAATTTAAAACGTTCTACGTCTACCTGATGTTGGTGAGACGCCCATTGCTCTACTAAAGACTTATAAGACTTAGTAAAAAAGTCTTGGATCTCTGGTAAAGATTTAACATTTTCTGGAGATAATGCTTGCTGATATTCTTCTGAATTAACATCTACACCATCCTCAGCAAGTTTCATCATTAATTGTTGTTCTGCTGCTTTAGTAAGAGAATCTTCGATTTGACTTCTCTTAAGTTCCATCATTTCATTATAAGATGTCTCATCAACAGACTTATAAGTAATAGCGCTAGAACGTTTTGCAAATTCAGCAACAAGAGTATTAATAACATTTGGAATAATAGGATAGAACTTTAGCTCTAATGCTGATGCATCCTCTTTAGTAAGGGTTTCAATAAGATCCGCATATTCATTATCCTCTTCGATAATATAGTCACCCCTATCTATAATACCTTTTGCAAGTTTATAGTTCTTCATCAGGCGACGAGCATTACGGCGTACGTGCTGTAAGCCTTTCCATTCTAACCAGTCTAGGTTCCAGGCTGCCCAGTCAGTATCCTTCTCACTTCTAGGAATAAACTGAATAGGCTGGTTAAGAGTACCCATTTTGTTGTACTCAACCTTGGCCCCAGCCTTAATCTGCATTGCATTATATATCTGCATACTATCTTATGTTTCTAAATGGATTTTTAGGTACTTTCATACCTGAAAATTTATGACCTCCTCCGCCCATGTGACGGAAAGGGCTCATATTTAATTTACTGAATTTATTGGTGTTATCCAAGTTTTTTGACGCTGCTGTCTCTTCAAAACGTTTTTTATAACCCCTATTAGCTTGTTGTACTTTAGCAAAAGCTACTAAAGCAGCAAACGATACAAGTCTATCGACATTGACCCCATCTCTATATGCCATCATTTCTCTAAGCAGCATTATATCAGGAATACGTTCAATACCAAAAACTGTTTTAACAACTTTACCGTCCTCTAGAGTTATTTGATCAAGCTCTTGTCTAACAAACTCGATTGCATAACTTATCATATGACTTTTAAATAAAGTACCCGTATTACGCCAGCCATACTCCTGGAATACATTAGCATTAGCTCCTATATCTTTTAAGAATAAAATTTGCTGTCTTGGTACTAGATACTTTTGCTTTTTACGGTTAATCATATGGGTAATAAACTGTGGAATGTTATTTTCCACAATGGTCCATGCGTTATACCATTCTATAATAAGCTCTAATCTCTCATGTGTTTTATTGATATCATCAAAACGGCCGCACCATGCTGCCACTATCTTATCATTTTCAATAAATGTTTGAACCCCATCTACATCTTTTTTAGTTACTTCAACAGATGTTTTGTATACATATATTGCACATAGAGAATCGGATGTAGTAGTCTTACCTTCTCCCACGGGATCGACAGATGCATAGTACATTCCAAACTCTGGATTTTCTACTGGTCTATCCCATACTACAAGACATCCTGTTTTATCCTCAGTATTTTTTGTAATAGGAAACTCTCTGATAGGTAACTTATTTGTGGATGTTACTGCTGGTTCGCCCTTTTCGTTTCTGTAAATGTCTAAATGCTCCTCAGCATATTCTTTATCTTCAATACGTCGAGTTTGTGCTGTAATAAGATGTGATGGAAAAACAGATACAGATCTAAAATCAAATGCTTCCTTAATAGTTCTAGGGTGCTGGGATATACGAAGTTGAAACTCTTGTGGATCCAGTTCCGTTTTCCATTGTGAAAATTGCTCATCTAAAGCAACTAGCGCTTCCTCTACTTTAGAGTTACCGTACTTGTCTATAAAAGGAGGCATCGACCATTGCTCAGGAATAAAGAGTCCCGTCATCCCTTTTGCGCCTGTTTCATCTAGTAATGTAGATTCAATGGCATAAATGTCATTACCTTCAGGTCGGGTAATCATTTTCTTAAGAGGCTCGCATTGAGATAGATCTCCGACAGATCCTGCAGCAATAAACATCCCGGTAGTCATAAAACCGGATTTCATAGCAGGACGGATGTACTCAAAAGTTGTATCCATCTTAGGAGCAATTCCTGCTTCCTCGTGGAAGAAGTACTTGCATGGTCCCCCTACCCCGTTAGTAGGATCTTTCTCAAAGGACATCCCTTGCATTACACCTTTAAGACCTACTTCCGACTTACGTCTGTTTATTCCGGACACTGTCTCAATCTTCTGCTGCCACATCATAACCTTATTAGGGTTCATAGGGCGGTACCAGGCAGTATGCTGATTTAAGAAAGCCTCATATTCATTTAAGAATTTCCAAGTACCTTTCTCATTAATATAATCTTTAAGGCTGGCGCCCATTTTAAGGGTAACCCCTTCTTCAAACCAAATCTGATTAATTAACTTACCCGCATGGTAATATGATGATGCAATCTGACGTTTCTTTAAGATAGCTACATGTCTATAATGTAATTCTGCTAGACATTCGTAAAGAGCCATATGATACTGGGCATCACGGACATCAGCAAAACCAAACTTCTGGGTTTCCTTATTAAAGATAGGTAGGAAGTTTAGCCACATGTAATAATCACGTGGTATGTACCATGTATCCTTACCATCCTTGTAAATTGCCCCTACTCGACATTTATTTTTTTGGTCGTTCCAGTAAATAATAAAGTCCTTAGTGCCTTGAGGCGAAGCGCAATAAAAACCTTGTTGATTAAACAAACGGGCTTGCTCGTTAAATTTAAGACTAGTCTCATTAAACTTATACTTACCTGGCTCCTTAAATATAGATACCACAAAATCCCTAAAAGCATCTCTAGTATCAAAAGTAGACACAGTCCATACTCCGTTTTCATAAGTAGGTATTTGTATGTTGTTATTAATATTCATTTAGTAATCTTAGAACTTCATTTAACGCCTCATGTCTATGATTATCTTTCAGAACTACTTTATTTACCCATTGGGATTTCTCTAGTTTGGGAACCTCGTGAATAGCAGAGTCATTCTTAAACTTAAGATCTATCTGGTGATTATCTCCTGTAAAGATCATTAATGATCCTTTACCTAATCTACCTAAGCACATTTGGAGCTGAGGTTTAGTTAAGTTTTGACATTCATCTATAATGCATACGGCATTCTCAAAGGTTCTACCTCTAAAGTGTGTAAGGGATACTAGTTCTAAAGCTTCTGAATCTTCTAACTTAGTAATGATATCAGGCTTATCGTAAACCTTTTTAATGTTAGATTTGATAGGTACTAACCAAGGCTCCATCTTTTCTTTTTCAGATCCTGGTAAAAATCCATTGTCCTCTGTAGATATAGTAGGTCTTGTTATAATTATCTTGTTGACCTCACGTTTAAAGTATAGGTCTAAGGCTATCTGTACAGCCAATAGTGTTTTACCACTACCAGCTTGACCAATAATAAAGTTATAAGGCTTTGCTAAAATTAGTTCTTTAGCTCTCTTCTGCTCCTCAGATAAAGTTATTGCAAACTTTATATCTCCCTTTGGCGGGTTCTTCTTAATGTTTTCAGTAGCCATTGTATATTAGTTAAGATTACATTTGATCATATGCAAGTCCTGCTCCTCCGCGAACATGACTAGTTTGTTCCTCTTGAAGGTCTTTATAAGCACCTTTATAACTCTCTCTGATTTGTTGGTATTTTGATGCAGCATTAACTAACGCTGTTATATTACCATCTCTTCCATCAGTTATCTGAGTTTTTTCCATATAGGTTGCAAGATTATCTAGCATCTTCTTGATACCATTATAAGCTCTCGATGTTGGTGTTTCATATAACTTCTTGCAGAACTGTAATGCACCGGGGATATAATCATCCTCTGGACTAAAGTCTGCTTCAATTTCAGCTAAGATAATATCTTCCTTATGAATATCCTCAATATAAAAGAAAGGATTTAAATCAGGATTAGGGCAGGTCATATAGAATAAGTACTCGTAGATCTTTAAGTACTGTTCTGGATACTTATCCATAATATTCTTTAACGTACTTAAAGTATAGCAATGTTCTGTAGGAATCACCTTATGATTCTGTATATCAAATAGTTTAACAATCATTTTCTGTCTAGGCTTATATTTTTACAAAAGCGTATTTCTTTATTATTAAGAGTCCAAATCTCTCCGTCATCCATAGCACATGTGAACAGTAGATCATGCTCCTGAGAATAATCTATAATAAGAAAAGCATAGCCTTCCATATTATCCGATATCCTTTTAATCGGGAGCATTGGATCTAACTGAAGCATCATTCTTTAAGCATCTTGATAACGTTAATGACTTCTTCTTTTAAATAAGGTACATCATATTGTACAATTTTGTCTACTACAGGCTCACCAAATTCATCATATAGTACAACTCTGTTATCATATGCATCTCTTCCGGCCTCTTTAAATACTATATGTTCTATGATCATTTTTCCCGCGCGCATGCGAGGATTATGTTTAAGAATCATATACATATAGAAACTTAACTGTAATGCATAATGGTTAAGATTACAATCGTCCAAGTGACTAACTGGATCAAGCATTCTATCAGTGATTCCTTCCCAGTTAGTATAACCCTCAGTTTTAATTTCTTTATTAGTCTTGTAATCATAAATATTTACTATACCTTTTATTACTTCTACTCTATCGGCCTGTCCGCATAATCCAGCGCTCTTGAGATACACCATATGTTCAGGATATATCCCGTCTACAAGCTTTTGTTCCGGAGCTTTTTTAATACCGTCAGACTCTATAGGTTTAAAAATAGGGATAATAATCCCATCTTGTTCTATAGTATTACAAGATGTATAAGCAGCTTCTCTTTGGTTATGATACCATGTGCCGAGATTAACAGCCTTCTGTGATTCATTCTTCCAGGCTTCTTTAATATCCTCAGGGGACATACCATACCATTTGCTTTTCTTCTTCTTAGATGAAGCAAGAGCTATAGCATCAGCATCGAAAGTTTTCTTAAGTTTAGATATAATACCTGTTACACTAGTCCATGTGATATTCTCATTAGGATCTATACTTATGTAACTATGGGTCTCGGGTTTAAATACTATTGCCATTGTTTCCTAGTTTAGCATTTAATGCATCTTCCTCTTCCTCAGTCATTACAGCAAACCATTGACCCTTAGGGCATTCCGAAGACATGCTACGAAGTTTATATTTAAGGGAACAACCGCAGTCGCTACAACAAGGTTGAGTACCAGGCACCAGACATTTATCTCCTACTAAATCTATTAATGGACAACTATTACATATTTCATTACGCCAATATGCAATCTTCTCTATTTTTTTGCGGGTAAAATAGTAGTTAAAAACTCCTTCGATAATGAGCCACTTAGTGCTCCAAACCGTCTTGATCTTTTCTAAGATTTTCATTTTTAGTTGCTTTAAATTGGTGTTTCAAACTTAACTGATCTTCAAGCTTTTGCTTTAAGGAATAGAATCGTTTCAAACGTTGTTGAGCTGTATTATAAAACTGAAATTTTTTTAAGTTGGCAGGATTGATAATTCTAACGTAGTCTTCATTTTTTTGTATCTCTTTATGAAGGCATTTACTTTTTGTATAGAATACTCCGAGATTCTCCACGTCTATAACGGGCTCATCCATCGATTCTAAATACTTTCTAACATTACTCCAGTAGTATGAAACAATATCAGAAACTAGTGCTTCAGATAGACCTAGCTCTTCAGCTAAATCTTTATGCAGGTTGTTGGACTTCTTTGGGTTCAACGTGTACGAATTTATAGTCCAACAAAATATTACCTGTAATCTGTATCTTTAGGTCATCGCTTAAAGATATCTTTTTCTTGCTTTTTCCGTTCTTAACTACTAAGCTTTTCTTTTCAGCTTTAGTAATTGCATTACGAACTGATTGGCTGCTACCAAAAATCTTGTTCTTAGTAGCAGCCTCACAGAATTCCGTAAGTTCTTTCTCCCCCGATAGAGCTAAGAAAGTAAGACAGCTTAAGTCCTGATCAGATACATTTAGTGCCTTTAAATGGCAATGCACAGCTAGTTGGAACTTGACAATACTCCACAAGTCCATTCTAACTGTTTTTCGTACCTGATTTACTACAGCCATTATTTCTCTTTCTTAAGAGTTCGTGGAGCAGTAGGTTCTTTAGGACCTTCTTCTTTTGGCTCAGGAGCCGGAGCTAATATCTGAGCAGCGCGCATCTGTGCTACTAAAGCACGTAGACGTTGTTCTTCGATATCAGCAATTAATGTTTCGTACTTCAATTGTACTTCTAACATTTCAGATTGTTCGGCAAATGATGCGATCAATTCTTGTTTTTTAGCAGCCATTTCTTCTGCTGAAACTTGTTGGTTTTCCATGTCTAACTTATTTAGGTTTAGACAAATATAGATAAAAAGTTTAAACTTACAACATTTAAACAAAAAAATACCCAGGCACGTTTGCCCAGGTACTTAACCTAAAACTAAACTAATCTATGAAAACTAAGAACGTTTACCGTCCTCTTCTCTCTTTGCTTTTATATAGCCCGTAAGCTCTGCAATATTAGTACTTAACTGTGTCATATGAGTAGTTAAGTTATCCATTTTTAGATCAAGCTTCTCGTGCGCAGCTTTCTGATCTTCTTTTAGTATTTCCATTCTGTTATAGATATTAGTCTCTTTAGCTGTAAGATCAGCCTCTAGAGATACCATATCTCCAGCAAGTTTGTCTACTTTTCCTTTTAACTTTCCTAGCTCTTGCTTAAGAGCGTAATACGCTGATAAACCTGAACCTATTGTCATTGCTATCCAGATTACATCTTTGGTGCTAAACATCCATGCGTCTGCTGATCCCATGTTATTATAAATATACTTTAATGTCTACAATTATTGTTCCTGTAAATCCTCCACCACCACTAAAGTCTCCATATATAAAACCTCCTGACCCATCTCCACCATATGTTAGAAGATTTATGGTATTAGCATTATTCTGTCTAATCGCTCCTGATGCAACTGACATAGCTGTTGCACTAAGTGCAATAGGGCTTGCTACACCAATAGTTTTACTAGCAGTGAATGCACCCGTTAAAGTACCTGTATAGTTACCTGCAGCTGTTCGGGTCCATACAATAGTACCACCTAATGTATTATCTAATATCGTAGCTACAGTTGGAGCAGCGGTACCGGTTTGTGTAAGTATTGCAACATAAGACTTATAAGGTCTTGACTGTAAAGCAAAATCAGATACAGTCATACCGTAAACCTGATATTTATCTTGGCGTTTGTCAAAACCAACATTAGCTCCAAGAACAACTAAGTCTTGGTTACGATTATCAACTGTTGTCTTTAGATAAGACTTTGCTTTTAAATAAAGAAGGTTTAAGATATCCATTTTATAATTCTTTAACTTGCATACTAGCAAGCACGTTTACAGGTGAGGTTAATGGGATTACTACAAGTACGTATTGGTCTGGGGCAAATGTTGGTGAAGAAGGAATAGCAGGATTAACACCACCTAAAAGAGATAAAAAATTATCCTCAAAGTTTACAGTTCTTACAGCTTGCCCTGTAGATAAATAACCAGATGCAATTACTCTACCTGCTCCTGTAACTGTAAGTGTACCATTACCTACTGCAAACTGCGTAGTAGATTGAGCATCAATTTGATTATACGTTAATGCCCCGCTTAGTGTAGGATTAATTTGTATTTCCCAATATACTCTATCTGAACCAGTAGCAACTGATAATTCAAAACTTACTAGTTTGACTGGAGAATTTGCAAATGCTTTACGTACAGCAAGTACTGGAAAACTAGTACCAGCCCCGGTTAAAGTAATTGCTGTATTTCTATTACCACAAGCTCTCATTATACCCGCGTTATCAACAGCTCCTTCGGATGCTACTTGTGCACAAATAGGCTTAAAGCTATAAGTACCTCCTGGTGCTGCAGAAGTAGATATCTCATATGTAACAGGATGTGAAGGATACCCTATAAACGGTTCGGCTTCCCCCATTTGCCCTGCATAATTTACTTCATGAGCCAAGGTAAAGCCCTTAGGTCCTGATATAAACATGCGTAAACGTAAACCGCCTAACCATAAAAAGTCAAACATGACTACGTTAAACTGAGCCCAGTCATGATCAACAAAATCCCTATTGGTCCAGTCAGAAGCAGGATATTCGTAACTAACACCTCCTATAGCATTATTAAATTTGAAAGTAACAGTATTGTTTGGGCCAGATTCTAACCAAAAACCATCTGGTTTACTACCACCTGAAAAATAATCGTAGTAACCAACTCTTTTACTTACATTAGGTATTGGATCAAAGTCAGAGAAAGTACATTCTACAAGTTGGGATTTACCTGCAAAGTAAGGAAACGATACCTTAGATTGAATTATCGCACTATCTCCATTTGCGGTAACAGCAAGATTAAAAATATTATTACCCCAAGATACAGCACCTGTTCCTATAGAGTTCTGTAACCAGATGTCTGTGCGGTATCTGTTAATAGATTTAAGATCGCCCAGTGTAGTAATCTGAGATACTCGAGACCTAAAAGAAGCATCTTCTGCAACATCCTCAGGTACTACCGTAAGTGCTGCAGGTACTGCTGGATTAGGTGTTGGAGTCAATGCTCCAACTAAATTATTTATTCCGGTACTAAGAGCACTAAGCCCTTGGAGCATTTTCAGCTGCCAAGGGAAGTTATTACCTTTGTTACCTTCATCTTTTAGATTCCCTATAGACATAGTAATAAGTATTAGTCGATTATCATATAATGGATCTTCACACCAGTTAAAGGCGCACCTGCTCCATTTGTAATTTGAATTCCAAAAGTTCCTGCTGTTGGTGCTTCAATGGTAACTTGTGAAATTACAACACTTATACCAGCAGTATGGCTTAACTGCAAAAAGATTTTAGAGTTTGCTGTAACTTTTGTATTACGAACACCAAATGAAGCTTGGCTTGACGTGTTAATCGTACCGAATAAGGTAATAACACCTGTATGAGCATTAACAGTAACATTTGTATTATTACTAGTAAGTTGTGTAACGTTAGCTGTATCATACAATGCTGGAGCAAAGTTAGCCGCTGTCATTGCATAAGTTTGCCACTTATCTGAACGCTTATCAAATGAAACGTCAGCTGCCATAGCAATCAAGTCTGTATTCTTGTTGTTAATGGTAGTTTTGATCAAGTTCTGATCTTGGGTAAATAACCAGTTTAGGATATCCATTTCTTTAAAGGTTTGAGTTATAAATATTTATATACTAATATACAAAGGAATAGGTAATTATGCAACAGTTTACCAAAATACCAAAGTTCTCCACATTTCTGTAGCATTATGTCTCGCCACATAAAGATACTTCAAACCATCCTCGGTTTTAATTATCTCCATTCTATTTCCTACAAATGCAGTAGACATACCATAAGGCACAGTTCCTGAGTTAACCATTTCTCTTTTAACCATGTCAAAGTAGAATATACGGCCTGTAGCATCTTTTTGAACATATACTCTATCTGCACCATCATATGCCCACATAGATCCTGTGGTAAATGTTTCACCTTGACCAGAGTTCTGATACCAGTAATCACATATACCTGTAGTAAGATCAATTTTTGTCACACCTATTGTTGCTGAACCAAGTGGGGAGAATAGGTATTTATGATTGCCATTACCCCACAACCATTTAAGATTAGTTCCAGCACCCCTTACAGGAGGACCAAGAATTACATAGTTAGATGTATTATCAGGAGTAGCTCCAGAGAAAGTTATGGCTGTTGCTGTATTGCTAGTAATACTAAGTTCTGTTCCAGCTCCTGTCCCTCCTATAATTCTTATACGTTTACCAAGCCATTGGTTAGTTACCCAGTTTTTAGTAGTATCTGTTAAAGTATTTCCTGCTCCTGATGTAGCAGTCCCAAATGTGTCCATTATCTCATAACGAGTAGTAGTATCTGGAGTAAATGATGCGGTAGCAAAAGTTAGAGTATTGTTGTTGTTAGCAGTAATTGTTAACTCATTTCCAAGCCCTGTACCTGCTGTAATCCTTACAGCGTGACCTACCCATGTACCTCTAATCCAGTTCTTAGTTGTATCTACAATAGAGGTTGTAGTTCCACTTGTTGGATATCCCCAAGACAATTGATTATCTGTTAAAAACTTAACATCTCTTCCGTAAGATGCAGGGTCAATAATTATATATCTAGTTGTTCCTGATGTAGGAGTAAATGCCGTAAATGCAGGTACTGTAATAGTGTTAGCAGTATTAGATGTTATCCGTCTCATTTGAGTCGCAGGTTGAATTGCATTTGCTGCTATAAATACAAATTTTCCAACGTGTTCGTTAACATCCCAATTTTTTACACTATCTACTAAAAGAACTGTGCTATTAGCAGAGGTTGCTGTAAGAGATGCTGTTGCTGTACTTGCTATAGTAAAATTAGTATTGGTATCAACACTTAAAATTGTATAAGTTCCATTCCACCCTGCTACGGAAGATCCTGCAATTGTTACACTATCTCCTACTTTAAGGAAATGATTTATACTAGTTGAAACTAAACCTGTTCTTCCAATAGCAGTTACATTTATAGTGCATCCAGATCCTGTGCCTGATACTGCTGTTGTCGCAGTAGCAGTAGATGTAGCATATCCTGACCCATTATTTTTAAATGCAACTCCTGTAACGCCACCTGCTGTAGTAGTTGATGTAACATAAAGACGGCAGTTAGCACCGCCTCCAGATATTTGAATAATATCATTTACAGCATATCCTGATCCTGCCGCATTTACAACAACTGTTGTTACAGAACCTGTTCCAGCATCTATTGCTGAGGCAATACCAATTGGTAATTCTCCTACTTTACTTATACTAGCATTTGTAACAACACCATAATCAAAGTGAGGACCCGTAGACCATAAGTCTGCTTCTACGTTGTATATCATATGCACAGATTGGGAAGCACCAACAAAGTGTATAAGATCAGTATCTGGCCAAATTTCATAGGTAGTAGTTGCATTTGGAGTAACATCCCATTTAGCATCTACTTCAAATGTAGTAGCACGGTTAGATACAATTCTTCTTCTTTGCCCAGCACCTGTACCACCTGTAGTCCTGATTTGGTAATTACGATATTGGTCAGTAGTAAGAGTTAATGTAGAATCAGTCAAAGTTCTATTAGTAGCTGCTGTTGCTGTACTAGATATATAAGCAGCTTCAACTTCATCTATAGGGGTAATGGCTATTTCTACACCTATTCCTGCAGCAAATAAGTTTTGAGGCATTGTTTTTTGATACCAAACATCTGTAAGTATATCATACATTTGCCATGTAAAGAATGGGGCCCCTGATGCTGAGGACATTAACCAAATAACCCCAGACATAATCATAAATCTACTATCGGTAGTTGGGGCAATAGTAAATGGAGAACTTACAGTTACTGTTTGAGCAGCTATTTCATAAGTAGAATAAGTGCTAGTTGAGAAAGCAGCAGGAAAACCTTGGTTATCCCATGGATCATATTGCTGTAAGTTAATATCTATAAAGTACAATGTATTAGTATCATTGTACATTACAGTTCTTTGAATAGCAACGTTAGTACCTTGGAATACAATTCTAACTGTATATCCAACCCATTGGTTAATTTGCCATCTTTTAGTGGTGTCTATAATACTATTAGCATTACCACCTGTTTGAACTCCTGATTCAACTGTTATTGGATCACTAGCCGCTGATATAGTTCTAGTTTGCTCTGCTCCAGTACCTGCTGTAATTCTAATCTTTTGCCCAACTAATTTAGCACCTGATATAAGAGATGGAATAGTTATAGTACTTGCTCCACCTGCTAATACTTTACCTCTATTTCCTTGAGATTTAGAGTAAACCATTGACGCTATTGTAACAGAAGCATACCAAGTTGGAGGAGTCAATGATGCCCATGTATCACTCCAAGTATCATATCTTTGGAAAATACCTGGATATTGATAATAAATATATCTATCCGATCCGTCTATAGCTGTTGCAAATCCTGCTGCGGCAGAGTTAAAAGTAGTTAAAGCAAACCTAGTCCACTCCCATACAGGTTGGTCTATTTGCTTTTTAAGGTTATTAGTAATTGGCATATTAAGTTAATTTTGCTCTTATCCCTGTGTTATAAGCTGTTCTTGCCCAGTCTGCAATCATAAATCTTGTATCAACATTACCCATAGACGTAGGGTTTGTTGTGAGTTGTACAACGGAATTATCAATAACAATCCTTTGTCTTTGGTTAGTATCCTGTGTAGCCATTGGCTCAAGAAGTTTAGCTATTCTTCTAAGTAATATTACAGACTCATTAAGTGCTTCTACTGCATCTCCTACAGCAACTACGCTGGAGTCATAAGCCGGAGTCATAGGGAGTCCGGTAGCTGGGTCAACTATTTCTACGTTCAAGGTGGTAGCTAATGTGGTTAATATTGTGCGGAGACGCTCAAGGGTCTCGTTCTCAAAACGGTTATTTATAGTAGCCATTAGATCTGTGTAAATGTGTTAACAACATACCAACTGTCATCATTTGTAGGATTAGCCATTAATGTAGCCGCTCCTATTTCTCCAGTACTTCCTGGTTTTTTAACTGCAATATTGGAATAAGCACCTTCATCAATAAGGGCATTAGTAGATGGTACTATATTAACTGTGTAATCAGCACTATTCTTTACAGTAATAGTCTGACCTAGTAAACCTGCAACACTAGGTACGTAAAAAGTAAATGTACCACCTATAGTAGGACCTACTATATTAAAGTATGTAACATAACTACCTAGTATAGCACAGCTCAAGGTATAGTCTGTAATACCTTCCGCAAAAGGGTTTATAGTAATAACCAATGGTGATCCTGTAGGTGTTGATACCGGATCAGGTTGTCTAAATATATTTGTAGCAAAGAAGTTATTAGGTGGTTGTGCCATTACTTAAGTCTTTTATTGTTTCCTTTTCCGTTACGAGCTCGGTTAGTAGAGCGAGATTCCTTTACAAGTTTCCCGGCTTTGGTATGAGACATGTCTTTACCATCGCCATTACCGTATGTCTTAGCTTTGCGATTAGCGCTGTTTAAATCTTCACGGTAGTTAACTCGGCTAGGATCAGAATGATACTCTTTATTATAAGCATTCTTTTTAGCACGAGCCTCTGGATTAGCAGCAAAGTACTTAGCAGACTTAGATTTACCTGTGGATTTTCCGGCTAGACTATTTCTCATATATCAAAGATACAATAATTTTAGAAGCAGGACAAAAAAAAGTAGGGCCTACATTACGAGCGCGATTCTATCCCGAGATAAAAAGCGTTTGGAGTAAAGTAGACCCTATTAGTTAAGGTAGCTCTTAGTAGACAATTGCTACAGCATGGTCAAGAACCATCATGTAGTCAACTCCGTCTAACTGAATAAGTTCAGCATTAGCTAGCATACTAGCGTTAATATAAACCTGGTCACCAGATTTAATATCAGTAACCTCAGTACCTACTGCAAATACAGTAAGACGAGTCCACTTGCTCATCATCTCTCTGTCTAACTCTGCCTGAACCTCAGGAGTGATCTCGATAAGAGACTTTGTTTCTGCAACCGGCTTAGTAACTAGGATGCGTTTACCGCGTAATTCTTTAAATGCTGACATATGTTTATTGGTTTAGCTGAGACAAATATATACAAAGTTCTGTCTCGTAACAAATTTAGCGTAAAATTGTTACCACACTAAAGTATGATATAACAGTCAAAACCCCTAGTTTTTCTAGATAATGTATAGTATACCATACTATAATGTGGTTTATAAAAAACAAGAAACCTCAGTTTTATACCCTGTAAGGGACATTATCCTGTATGGAGAATATACTCCGTACCCGGAAGGGTATGAGTTAGATGTGGTTTATAACATCTGTCTCATATATAGTAAACTCTTGCGACAAGCTATTGTGGAAAATAATCTACAGAATCAGGCTTTTAGTGGAAAATAATCCCCAAGGGGTATGCGCTAATCCGCCATTACTGGAAAATTCTAGGAGTATTGGCGACTTATAGAATGCCAAACTCCGTAACAAAACATGGACAAACTCGGAAGTTTCCCGAATTACTGCATGAATTTTTCCAGAAATTACATGCGCCGGCATATAGTAATTCGATATACGGCTTATCTATATGTAGGGGCATATAAGAATGTCAAGTTTATTACACAAAAAACTGGACAAATAACCCCCGGGTAATAAGGTTCCACGGGACATACCCCGGGTACACGTAAGGGCGAACTTACCCCCTGGTGTAGGGGAAAACTATTGTAGGAGAGGATGTAGGGGATCCCTATTGAAAATTCCCCGGCTTCAAAAATTCTTCGGGGGTACCCCCCTTGAAACGGGAGACGAAGCTAAAACTGTTCTCTCATTTATTATTTTTTTAGAGTAGCAAAAAAAAGTTGCATCGGGGGTTGCCCTTCCTTGCTTTAATTAACATCCTATGGCAAAAACTGCAAAGGCGACAAGTGTTTCCGCCACCTTCGGGTACGACACTATGAATGTGATGGGTTTCAACCTATACACTGTTAAGTTGCGCGTTAACCAATTTGATTTGCTTCGATGCTTCATCGAAGACAAACGGGATAACAACGCGAATTTGCGTATGAACCTTCATTCTCGACTTGTCGAGAGTAGGAAGGGTAAGACATATGCATATTACGAATTTGCAACGACTGTGTTTAACGAAGCACAGGTTGTTAAGGATGCCATTAACGAAGCGAGAGCGGAAGTTATGGAAACCGAAGCAACGCGTTTGCGTATGAACAATCCGTGGTACGAACCTATTCATATCGCTATGATTAGGGAGCGGTTGCAACGGAACGAGTCTCGTGTCTACAATTGGATGACGGACGAAGACGACGGCTTGCCATTCTAATGGTAATCGTTAACTAACTGAAAAGGGTAGACCAATATGGTTTGCCCTTTTCTTTTTTAAGTTAAATCGGTTGACTATAACTAACCGATGTAATGCCTAATATTCACCGATATGATGGGATTATTGTGGGACCTATTCGTGAAAGAATATGGTCGCGAGCCAAACTCTATGGAAGAGTTGGAATCGTATTCAGAACTTGCTGAATAAGCAAACAGGTTGACGAGATACCTGTATACAAACTCGTCCCTTATGCAAGGTTGCAATGCATAGCCTGTAACGTAGAGCGTTACTCATAAAGGGTGGCTAATAAGCCCTTTTCTTTTTTAATTAATAACACCTATATGAAAACATTAACAAGTTTTTTTAGAGCCGTTGGGATAACCGCTCTAATCTATGTTACTATCATCGTGTCACCTGCTTTAATCGGCTGTATCATCTTTGGAGATTTGAATATCTATCTCAATTGTATACATTCGGCTGAATATATGGCGATACTGTCTTTCCTCGCCATATTAGTCATACTGATATTTTGGTCTGTGGAAGCAGATGATTAAGAGCCCAAGTCCTGATAACATAGGACCGAAGCGGTAGGCGTCACCTATAGCAAGGCGTCAGAGAGAAGGGAGCAATCCCTTTTCTTTTTTAATTAATTAATCCTATACCTATGGAAAAGAAGATTTGGGTCACAGAAGACCAAGCGCTTGCGCAAGACATTCCTTTGTCTGATTTAGTTAAGGCTAAAGAAGACGAAGGCTATGTAGTTACAAGTAGTCATCATCACGAAGCCGTTGGCAAAGTGGTGGTAATGAATCACCGTAACTATATGGATAAACCATTAAGTCATCGAGATTACCTTGAGAAAGGTAGACGCGGGCTGTAAGGTATATCATAGGTGAAGACAGTAGGGCGGGCCGTAATGGCTCGTCTTATTGTTCACTCCGTTTCCTCGGTCTCATTCCTATATCTTATTCCTCGATCTTATTCCTATACAAATGAATCGGGGGCTGTTCCATCACTATTTATTTTACGTACGCGACGGCTAATGCATCGACATAACGGGGGGTTACTATCATCAATCCTCGTCCTCCTACCGTCCTACGCCTGCTACGCATTATTTATTTTTGTTGCCCTT